TTGATGATCGGGTGATCGGTGGCGACAAGAGACTTGCCGTCGCCGCCCGGATAGGCGCCGTTGAACGAGAAGTTCAGCACGTTCGCGCCGAGCGTCTCCTTCGTCTCGACCAGAGACTGGGCGAGATGGCGAGCGTAGGTCTGGCCGATACGGATATGGTCGCCGTCTTCCACCAGCACTTTCGTGAGGGCGAAGGCGAGACCGTACACGCGGTACAGGTAACGCTGGATGAACAGCACGCCACCAGCCTGATAGGTGACAGCGGTGCCATCGGGCAGTTCAGGGGCGGCGCCAAAACCGAAGAGAACGGGCTCTTCATGGTAGTTGCGCGGGATGCCCCGCTCTTCACGGAAAACCTGCTTCCATTCGTCTGCGCGCTGGTCGTAGACGCCGTCGAACGACTCATTGAGGATCGGTTCGACAATAGAACGGAAGTCCGTACTACGCATCGGAGTTGCCATGGACGGATCTCCCTAATCAGAAGGCGTTGCGCGTGGCGACGTACTGATGGTTCGCGATCTGAACCTGTACGACAGTGTAGGCGTCACCAGCAGCGTTGTTGATGCCGTTGGCGATGCCAACGATGCGAAGCTGGTAGTTGCCCGACGAAGCGGTGGCCGCATCAATGGTCGCGGTCGAATAACCGAGGCCGTTGGAGCTGCCCGCGTTGGTGAAGTTGGCCTGCTGGCCGACTTCCGCCTGCGTGATCGAGCCATCCGCCTGGATTTCGTACACGAGGTACGGGTCCATGGTGTAATAGGCAATGATCTGCGTGGCGGCGGTGTTGGCGGGCCAGCTCGGCGAGATCACCGGGCGCTGGGCGCCAGCCGGGAGGTACTGACAGCCAGCAAAGGCGCCAATGAAGGCGTCACCGGCAGCAGCAGCCTCAATCGTGCCGTTCGTGCCCATCTTCACGGGCTGGCCCGTGTAGATGTCAGATGCGTAACCAGTAATGATGGTGCCGGCCATTTCACGGATCGTGCCCGAGGGGCTATACGCCGTGCGAAGGCCGAACGGAGCGTTGGTCGAGGACATCTCGATTTCCTTCCGCTAGGTTGAGGATCCCCAGCCCTATTCGAAAATAGGATTGGGAGGCGCTTGACGCAGTTCGGACAGCCCTTCCTCTTCCATCATGCTTGTCTTGGAGCCACGGGCGCGCGCCGCCATAGCGTCGTTGTCTGATACCACACGTTCCTGCTCTCTCAGTGGCGCGTCGTGATGCGCCTCTCTCATCAGGCGGTAGTAGAGACGGTCGGGCAACTTGGCCGCGATCATCTCGTTGACACCGATGCAACCGGCATACTCGCCGGTCTTCAGCGTTGCATATTCCCAACCCGGAACCTCTTCGGGCTTTACGACCTCGTATCCAAGCCGCATACGGGATTGGACGCTGTCGCGAGGGTTGGTCGTGGTCAACCAGCAAACATGATAGCCGGGGATCTCAGGGAGGTCCGGCAATGCGTGCTGATAGAACGCATTTCGAAACATCTCGATACGGTCATCGTCGGAGAGTTCTCGGTTCTCTGTAACGCGGCGATCGTCCATCGCGCGGCTACGACGTGCTGTATCGGTGGTCTTCTTCAGGCGTCCATCGTCATCCAGTCTCATCGCTCGCTCCCTTTCAGCGCGCTGCCTTATTCTGTCGATCCCACTCCGCGAAACGCTTCAGCATTTCCTTGCGGCGAACAGGGTCGTCCCACACACCTGCCTCCTTGAGGGCATTGACCCTCTCAGGCGTCAGGTAAACTTGCGTCTTTCCCGGAGCCATCTCACGGGAACCTCCGACCGGCGGTCCACGCCGACCTGCTTTTCGAGGCTCAGTATAGTCCTCATCGTCATCTTCTGCAAAACGGTGTGGAAGATACTTCGCGATACGCGAATTAAGTTCATCCCAGTAACGATCGGTCGAAGGATCAAGGCCTTCGGCGACGAGGCTGGAGTCGATCGCCTTGGCCACTTGGCTGTCGGGATCGTTGCTGCTGGCGTTGAACCACGGGTTCTCGGCGGCCCACTGCCGCGCCTTGAGGCTGACCGCAGTGTTCGTTTGTGGCGCTGGCGCAGCCACATTCTGCTTCGCGCGATTTATCTCGGCAGCACGGGCAAGCGCAGTATCGCGCTGGCGCAGGAGTTCAGGAACCTTAGCGCCATCTCCAATCTCAATCGCCTTGGCCAAAGCGGCTTCCGCAGCCTTAACGCCGTAGAGCGCCTGATTGTAGTCTTGGTCGAGCGAACCCTTTTGGAAGCTAATTGCCTGATTTTCAATGGCTTCCAGCCGTTGCTGCAAGAGCTGGTTTTGCTGGATGAGCCACTGCATCTCCTCCCGCGTCTTGTCGCGGGCGAACTTTTGGTTCTGCTTGCGGCGCTGGCGCTCTTCGCGCTTGGCCTGCCGGCGACTTTCTTCTTCATCGTTGCGGGTGTCGGAAAGACGCTCGTCTTCCTGATTGCCTTCCTCGCCTTCGGCATGATCGGCCTCCGGCGGATCGCCCTCGATGATCTCAATCTCTTCTTCTTGGACTTGAGCTTTCTCGGTGCTGTTCATGATCGCCCCCTCAGATGAACGACTTCAGATTGAAGGGGTCGTCGACCGCCCCGATCACGTTCAGGTCATCAATGATGGCGAACTGAACGAACTCGTCGAAGCCCTCGACGCCTGCCGGGAGCTTGCGCTCAAAGCGGACGCCGCCGTATTTCGGCACGAAGACGTATTCACCGGCCTGACACCACTGGCCCTCGGCCCAGTCCTGCATGGAGTTGCGGTTCTTGTAGGCCAGCGGGCCAACAGACAGAACCTTCGCGACCTGCGTGTTGTCGCGCTCAGTGTCTTTGGTGTTGTCGGTGAAAATAATTCCGCCTTTCGAGACGGACTTGGCGGCCCTGATCTGGACCAGCACGCGGGATCCGAAGGGACGGACACCCGGATCAACTTCGGGAAAATACTTCGCCGCGAGGTCAGTATTCTCTCCACCTGCCAACATGACGACGTTGGTCATGTTCCTCTCCTTCCTCTTTTGCCAAGGTCTCCTCAATGAGCGCCATAGCGCGCTCCAGACCGGCGTAGAACCCTATCCGGCGACCATACTCAAAAGATGAGCCATCGCCGGGCTGTGACATAGCTTCGTGCGCTACCCGACTTTTTTCCTCGAGTAGCGCACTGATTATGATTTGAAGCATATCCCCATCCTGTCAACGGATTTATTTCCTAGCGTCGAAGGATTTAAGTCCGCTCTGGGGGCGCTTGTCGCTGTTGCCCTTCAGGTTCTTGTGGATGCCATAGGAGCCATGCTTGCCGACCATGTCGCCGATCATCTTCTTGCCGGCGCCGGCAGGCTCTTTGTTAACCGCAAGGCCCATGGCCAGGCGCTTGTGCTGGGGAAGGAGGCTTTCGTCCATGATAGTCCTCACGGTTGAGGGTTGATGCCACGACCTGTTGAATAGGCCGTCTTGATGCCCTGCTCTGCTTCGAACACGGCAAGCTCTTTCGCAGTCATATTGTCTTCGCGGTTCATGGCGACCTTGGCGTCGATCTCCATCTGGCGCTCGCGCATCTTGATCTGGTCGAGAGCGGCTTCGCGGGCGAGACGCTCGCGCTCCAGACCGACCTTCTCCTGATCAATCTGAGCCCGCGCCTGATCGGCCAGAGCCTTGCGCTGCGTCTCAGCCTGCAAGATTTGCGTCGGATCCGCCGGCCGCTGGGGAGCCAACTGCGCCATCACCTGCATCGCCTGCTGGATGACGGGCGGAATGCCCTCAAGAGACTGCTGGATTTCCGGCATGAAGCGGCGCGACGCCATCGCCAGCGTGCGATCAACCTCAGCGTTCAGCTCCTGATCCTTGCCCTCAATGAACATATCAAGCGGCATCCCGACGGCCGCGCTGGCGCCCTCGTAGATCGAGAGCGAATACCAGTAGGCCATATGCTCCTTGATGTGCTGAAGCACGCCAGGGATGTAGGTCGGCCCGATCAGCGGGTTCATGCCGAAGATCGGCGACATCAGGTAGTCGAGATGCACCTGAAGATGCGCCAGATGATCCTGTAGCGGAAAGGCCGCGACAGGACGGCCGAGCGTCAGGGCGAGGTTCTCATTGACCGCATTCAGCTCAATCGGCTCAGGCCGCTTGGCGAGCAAATCCTTGGCGTTCGGGATCTTTGTGCGCTCAAGGAACAGCTCCTCGACCTTTCGGGCGTCATAGAGCTGAGGCTTCGCGTCGGAGCGTTGCAGAACCATCTGCATCTGCGCCATGCGCTGGGCTTCGGAGAAGACGTTCGGGTCGGAGACGGGGATGACGTCCATCGGCCCTTGGAAGTCTTCGGCCTTCGCCATCTCTTCGCCGGTCACGTCGACGATGTATTCGTCGTCGAGGTGCTTGGCGTTCAGGCGATGCAGAACCTTCAACACCATCATCATGGCGTTGTGCTGGCGGGCGTGGATGGCGGAGAAGACCGTCAGGCCCTGCTCCAGAAGAGCCATCGTCGTGCCGACAGGCTGGTTCGGGCTCGCCTGCTTAAAGTCTTCGAACGTCGTGCGGACAACGCCCTTGCCGGCGTCGACCACAAAACCGAGCAGCGAGAAGAGGACTTGGTTCGGCGGATTGAACGGCACCGCCATGGCGATCTTGCGAACGTCATCGACGCCCACGCCGCCCTCAATCTCCGTCACCTGCGTCGGCTCAATGCGCTCGGACTGGCCGCCGCGATTGCCGCCCTTCAACTTCAACATTCCAGGGAAGTTGTTGATGTGGGCGCTGTCGAGCAGGGCGCGCAGGGCGCCGGTCGCAGCCGCCGACAGCGAGCCGATCATATGCGGCAGGCCGATCGGGTAAGCGCCGCGCCATGGGACGAACGGGAACTCAATGATGTGAACCAGCTCTTGCTGGGCCTGATCGTCTGGATCCCAGTTGCGGTAGACGGCCAGCGTCTCGCCCGTCGTCTGGTCGATCGTCACGAGATACGGAGCCAGACCGAAGTTGTCCTCGAAGTCGAGATAGCAGGCGACTTCGTAGACAGTCCGCAGGCCGTCTTCATTGTAAGACGTCTGCGCCTTGCCCTCGATCTTGTCGTTTGCCTTCGCGGCGCCAGTCTGCTGGGGCTCCTGCGGCGAGATCAGGTCTATGTCGCGATACATGCCAGCGCCGACGCGCTTCTCAAACTCGAGCTTCGTCAGATACTGCACATGCGTCTTGCGCTCGGCGCTGTAGAAGCTCGTGGCGCTGTAGGGCAGATAGATGTCGTCGATCGGGATGAACATCGCCACAGGGCGGTTCTTCTGGTCGTCCCAATACATTTTCAGGTACTGGGCGCCACCGAGAGGCACCTGCGTCTCAAGCTGCTCAAGCTCAGACCGAAACTCGATCATCTGCTGCGTGAGCTGCCAGTTCATGAACTTGCGCTTACGCTCGGCCTTCTCGACCTTCTCCTGCGTAACTTCGCCCGGAATGTATTCCTTCACGGGCCCGTTCGGCGGGAAGATTTCCTTGATGACGCGGCTTGAGAAGTCGACGCAAGCCTCGGTCAGCATGGGATGCACGACCTTGGACGCGCCTTGGAACTGCGCCCCGCCTGGCGCGTCATCGCCAAGCCCGGTGCGACGCAGTCCCTCTTCGTACTGCTTGTCGCGAAGCTTGCGGGCTTCCTTGTCGCGCTCAATGAAGTTCATGAGCTGGGTCGAGATGTCGCCCAGCATGCTGTTGTCCATCTCCTCGGCGAGGTTCGTGTAGAACTCTGCGCTTTCGGCGATCTCAGGCTCTTCAAGGGTGACAACGGCTGACCCGTCAGGGTTCTCCTGAACGTCAGACACCTCTTCATCGAGTTCCATCTCGATGCCTTCGTCCTTGTCGTCGTCAGCCATGTTGGTTTCCCAGAATTAGAATGTTAAGGCGGCAGCAGCGTCAGCGCCGAAAACCAGAGAGAGGACCAGACCCCAGAGAATAGCCCAAATTCGGGTTTTGGGATATTTGCGAAGGCGTCGCTGCGGCGTTTCTGTTCATGAATGCGCTCAGGGGGCCGATCGGCTCAATCTGAGGAGCTGCGGCCGCTGCGCTGGGGGCAGTCGGCATCGCGATCGGCGCGTCTCTCCCGACGTCCTCATAAGGGGTAAGAGCAGGGGCCGCAGCGATATAACCAACAGGCCCCTGCCCATCGGTATACGCCATGACAGGGAAAGAGCGGTCGACAGTCGTTGTCGCCTGCGGCGGAGACTGCGGCGTGTAAGAAGACACCGAGCCGCCTTCTGCGAAATATGCGTCAGCGTCGAAGTAGCCGCCCTGCGCGGCAGTCGCCCACTGAGCGTTCTCGTCGCCCTTCAAACGGCGCTCTTCGATCATCTTATAGAAGGTATGCTCAGGCCCTTGCAGGCCATAGCTCATGTAATCGCCCTCGTATGGGACATACTGGCGACGATACCTATAGTCGTATTCGGGAGGGACGTTTCCGGTCGGGCCGAGCGTGACGATCTTGTCCTCGCCGGTCGTCGTGTCACCGATATTGGTGATGCCCGTGTCGCCGATCTTGATGACATCGGTCCCCGTGTCGATCCCAATGTCGGTGCCAGTCCCCGTGCCTGTTCCGGTGCCGGTGCCAGTCCCCGTCCCTGTTCCAGTGCCGGTTCCTGTGCCAGTGCCAGTCCCTGTCCCGGTGCCCGTCCCCGTCCCCGTGCCCGTGCCCGTCCCCGTGCCGGTCCCGGTGCCAACGCCCGTCCCCGTGCCGGTTCCTGTGCCAGTCCCGACGCCGGTCCCGGTGCCAACGCCCGTCCCCGTGCCAGTGCCGGTCCCCGCAGTGGTCGTGCCGACGCCCGTGTTGCTGACCGTCGTGCCGTCA